TGAATCATGACGCCATGATCTCCTCGTCCGTCTCGACCGATACCATGTTGAGCTCTGCCGGATCGCTCATCTGCAACTCGTACTGTCTCGTTCGGTAGATCCCGAGCCTTCGGAAGTCCGTGTAGTACCTTCGTTCCCCACGCTCTCCGAGCGAGGCCCGACGCCAATCCGACCAGGGTCGGTTGTCATCTCTCCACCTCAGCTCCAGCGTCGGGTTGGTTTCAGAGGTCGTCCCCTCGTATTCGGGAGCCACGTTCCGCTCGAGGTTCACCCGAACGTAATTGGCCTGTTTCCGAATCGACCCCCCACCGTCCCGATGGGCAAATCTCCGCACCCGCTTGAAAATACCCTCCGCATCCGTTTTCACGGTGTCCGAAAACTCCCAGACCTTCCCTGTCTGATAGTCGCCGCCGAACACTCGCCCGGAGTCCTCCAGATAACACAGGCTGTTCAGTCTCAAACGCGAAAGCCCGTTGTTGTAACTGTGCCACGCCGTCCATTGGTTGTTTTTGAGATCAATCGACCACGCCTTTTCGGCGGTCGGAAAGACGAACAGGACGTGGATGGAGCCTTTCCAGGTGAACGATCCCGACCAGCAATCCGTAACCGTTTCATAGGAGAACAGATCGTTTTCGATAGCCTCGGACATCCTCATGGGTTGCCGTCCGACGATCCGCATAATCCGATGGTCCTGGTCGATAAAAAAGATCGAGTTATCCGCCGAGCAGATCGAGTAGGGGGCCGGCGTCCCGTACTGCCACACGAAGGCGCGGGCGAAGGGAACGGGATACGCCCCAACGTTCTGCCAGACCTCCGTGGTCTTTTGCCCAACGGCGTAAAGCTCCCGCTGAGACACCGCCAACCCCTGCAAGGGGTCCGGGTCTGCGACTGCGGAAAAGATGTTTGTCCCCGTCCAGGTCTCTGGAGTCTCGTATTCTGAGAACTGGATCACCTTGAAGTTCTCGGCTACGAGTTGCCGGTTCCCGATCAAGAACCCGTCCAGGTAGACGATATGGGTCATGTCCGGTGGGGTCCCCCCGAGAAGGGCCGTCGTTGTCCCGATCCCCTGCCACTTTAAGGGTGCGCCACCTCCTGCGATGTAGAGCGCGTCCTTGTCATAGGTAAAGGTCGGGCGCGCGGCTCCAGGCAACGTCGAACCCGTGATGTCGGTGACGTTCCCGGCCAGGTCCACGGTGTAGACCTTGCGATCCAAGGTCACGAACACGAGCAGCCCCGCGAAGGAGGCCGTTCCGATGATTTCGGTGGAGTCCAGGGTCGTGTGCAGGGCCAGCGTAGGCCGGTCGAAGTTCTCTCCCGCAGGACCGATAAACAGGTTCACCAGATCCGCCGCGAACTCAGAGTTACGGAGCGCCCGACCGTGCTGGGTCTTGTAAACGCCTTTGCTGATGGGGATTTCGGAGATCACGCAAACGCCTTGTAAATGATATTCCCTCGCAAAAGGTCATCCGTGTGCGAAAACTCGTCATCGGCTAGAGTCGTATTCGCGTCGGTTGCTGCGGTCGCGTAGGACGTTGACCCTGAGACATACAACAGTCCGATCTTGAACGACCCACCCGTTACGACGTATGCCGCCCCTGCTTTCGTTACTGAATTTATTGAAACGTACGGCACAGACCACTGAACTAGCGTTCCATCGGCCCCGGCGGCACTTTGGGTCGAAAAGCTGAAAAACACCTGACAGTCGCCATTTTCATAAAGCTGGTATCTAACGATATTCGTTGGATCGAACGTCAGAGCCGTTGAACCATCTGCCGTTGTAAAGTGCTTACCCGACTGAGCGCCCATCTGTCCGACAGGAAACGTCCACTCGGTTGCAAAGGTCTTGTCGAGCTGCGTCTGTCCGATTCCGTCCTTGTTTCCAAGGGCCTGAACCGTCCAGTCGTCCGTGGTGGTAGACCACTGCATCCTGAATGCCCCGATCACCTGACAAGGGAGCGAGACGTAGTTCGCAATCGTGTAATCCCCGAGAAGCAAGATCACGTTTTGCGAGTCGTTGGTCGGGATCGCCGCCGTGTCCCCGATGTCGTCCGCCGAGGCCGGGGTTGTGCTCATGCAGGGCGATTTAGAGATGAAGAACGCGCTCGACCCATCCACCCCGTCCACGTTGCTGTTCGCACGATTTGCGACATACAGAAAGAACGGAACGTCCTCGGCCCAGTCGGCGGTCTCGGTGATGCCGAACCCCAAGTTTGTCAGATCCGAATTCGCGTTCGCATCATCGCGCAGAATCGCGCTGGCTGTGACCTTGACGGAGGCGCTCAATCCTCCCGTGGCTCCCGGAAGCCATACGCGCCCGTAGTTCGTGTTCGATAGAGTAGTTCCGTCCTGCGCGGTGATCTTCAACTCCCCACCCGAGAGCGTGAGGCCAAGATTGACGACCGTCCCGATCTCACGCTCGAGTTCCGCCTCGACCTGCGTCTGCAAGTCTGCGATGTCCTCCTCGATGGACGTGGTGGAGGTCAACGTGCCCGTGCTGGCGATGTCATCCACCGACACCCCATCCACATCCTCCAGAACGATGCGGACCTCCTCGAGCGCATAAACTTCGGCCCTGCCGGCGGCGTCCAGCGTGACCGGATTCGAGGTCGGGATCGTGCATTCCCGATCTTCGTAGATCGTGGCCAGGGTCGTAGTACCCACCTTGTAGACGTAGGCTTGACCGGAGACGAGCGCCGCTCCAGTGGAATCGACCGCTCCTACCGCGAGAACGTCGAGAAGGATGGACACTACTTCGCCCCCAGTTCTGCAATCTTTGCCGCAAGCTTGGCTCGGACCTTCGGTTTCATGTGGCCGTCCTCATCCAGGTTCGCAAGCGCCTGTTGGTAGACCTGCTCGTCCGTCATCTCGCGCACCTTCTCCCGGTCCCTCTGGAGCTTCACGACCGCCACAGGGTCCGGGGTCGCCTTGGCCAGTTCCTCGTCGAGCTTGCGCGTTAGTCGCTTACGATGCTTTTCCTTGATTTCATCAGGGTGCATCAGTAGTTCGGATCGGTCGTTGTCGTGCTTTAAGGTCTCCCCGTCGTAGTAGAATTGAGCGGACCCGGATTCGTTCGTTCCGGCGCACATCGCTTGAACGTCGGAAAGCTCCATGATCTCCATCGTGAACGGATCAAAGTGTGCGCTGGTCTCTCGGAATCTCTCAGGATGCGGGCATTCCTGAATCCGGTTTTGATACCTCGGCACCGGGCAGTCGACCACAACCTCGCCAGAGGACAACACTTTGTAAATCCTGACCCTCACGCCAGGTCTCCAAACCACACGCAATGTGCAAGATCGTTGGTGTTGAAGCTGATGACTCCCCCCGAATCGAGCTTTTGCCCTTGAAGCGTGGCCACAGCCATCGTGGCCGTTTTAACCATCGTGTCTCCGACCGTTCCTCCGGTCAGGGTGTCCCCATCAAAAAAGGCCGCATACGTCGTGTTCGGCATATCTCGGTCAATCGTGACCGTGACCGTGCTTGTGGAATAGGACGCGGACACCACGTTCAACTCGTCCTCCACGGTGACGGTCGGAGACGCGCCGAAGTTGAGATGTGCCCACCCTCGAACGAAACATTCGGGGTAAATAGTCATCGCCCCCGGTGTTGCGTCAGCAATCGGTGTCGGAGAAAAGGTCAGGGTGTCGGTCCCGTCGCTTAACTGAAGCGTTCCACCCGTACTAAGTCTTGCGCGGGTTGACCCGTTGAACTGTAAGTAGAGCTGATCCGACGAACTGTTGTCGTTCCGAATGTCCCATGCTTTCGCGGAGTCGTTATCAACCTGAAGTCTGATCGCCGCGTCTCCGGTGTTGGCATTGATGGTCAGCGTGGGATCGGTCGCGGTATCGGTCCCGTCCCCAATGGTCAGCGTCCCTTTCGTGATGGTCTGGTTCCCGTCCGCAATTTCAAGGTTTGCGTCCTTAACCGTGACCGATGTGAATCCAGCTACCTCTAAGTCCGTCCCCGCCGCATTGCTCTTTATGTACTCCGTCGTCCCCCCGTCGAAGTAGATCGCACCCCCGTCCGTGACTCCCCCGTCGAGGTTTACGTCCTTCCAGGTGTTCGTCTCGTCCCCGATCTTGTACGTCGCAGGGATGGCGGGGTCTAAGTCCCCCCGTATCCTTCCGTTGACGTACACCGTGTCCGCGCTCGAGGAACCGAGCGTCACGTCCCCCTCAAGCGAGGCCACTTCCCCCACGGCTTCGATGTCCGCGACCGAGGCCCCGGTCGAGTCCTCGATCACCACCCTCACGGACTGATTGATATAGACCTCGGCCTTTCCCGCAGCGTCCAGCGTCAAGGGGTTGGCATGAGGCACCGAAAGGTCCGCATCCTGCCAAACGTCCACCTTGCTGGTCGTTCCGGGTTCGTAGACGTAGACCTGACCCGCAGAGAGCGGCTCCCCGGCGCTGTCCACCACCCCCGCAGCGAGAATATCTACGAGAACCGCCACTTAAACCTCGACCCTCGATCCGTCCCCTGCAATCGTTCCCGTGCATAGCCCCTTCGAGGCCGCCGTGTGAATGATCGACGCTTTGTTGGCCAGGGTGTTGTCTTTGTAGAGAAACTCCGTGTGCGCCACTCCTGAATTGATCGCCGCCGCGTCGAAGTCGTAACTCCCCCCGTCAAACGTGCAATCCACCACCTTGAGTCCCAGGACCGTAGCCGACTCCACCTCAATCGCCGCATCCGGCCCGTCTGCCGAGATCGTAAAGGTGCATCCCTCGATGGTGCAGTCGTCTCCCGCATCCGGGACCGTGATGCTCTCGAGGTCGTTGGCCCCGCACAGGAAGTCGCAATCCTTGATCCACACGCCGGCGGCCCCGACATCAATCCGTGAGGTGTGCGCGTTCGTCCCGACTGGGAATCTCAGGTTGAAGATCCTGCACCTGGCTCCCGTCACCGCGATCAGATCCACGTTGCCGTTGACCGTGAGCGCGGGCTTGGTTGATCCTGCCCCCAGTCCCAGAATCGTGATCCCCGCCTTTGAGAGCGCGATGGAAGAAGCCGAGGTCTCCGCGTGGCCCTCCTCCAAGATAATCAGATCCCCGTTGTTGGCGGTCGCTGCCGTGATGGCGCTTTCCAAGGTCGCCTTCGGAAGGTTCCGATTCGTGCCGGCGTTCGCGTCGTTACCGCTTACGGAATCCACCCAGTAGACCGACCCGGTGACGAAGATGTCCGACGTGATGATCGCATCGCCGTCCTCGGTCGTCCCGACGATCCCGTTCTCGTAATGCTTCGTCGCCATTAGAAATACTCCGTTTTCAAAGGTTGATAAGACGGCTCGTCGTCGTTGAAGTTCTCGCTCTCCATCATTGACTGATCCGCATCCGCCTTGAGGAGCTGCCGCTCACTCAAAGGTTTCCCAAAATGCGGGGAGAGCTCATAGGCGAGCATCTTCTGGATCGGCATGAACCAATCGGAAGGAAAGTCCGGGTTGTCCGTAGGCAAATCAAAGTCGTACAGAGGCCGTCTGAATTGGTATTTGACCGTGTATGCCTGATTCGGTGTTGGGTAGAAAATCAGGACGTTGTTGGCTCTCAACGCCGCCCTCTCGAGGTAGCACGCCACCGGCTGACTGTTGCTCTCATCTTGTAGAGGCGTCTTGAGCGCGTCTCTTTTGGTCAGAATCGTGAGAGGCTGCCGATCCGTCCCGATCAGGACCGCAGCCTTCTCGAGCTTCAAAATGTTCGTGGAAATCGTCGTGGCGGTAGCTCCGGTTCCATACTCCTGTTGACCAGCGACCAGAGTCAGGGTCGATTCCGTGTTGTCGATGGCCCACAGCCATTGACCCTTAGCGTCCAGGTGCCGAACCATCGCGTTTAAGACCTTGGTCGCCAACGCATATTCGTCGTTCGTCGGCTCCGTGACCCCGATGGCCGAAAGAGCCATCTCGATCAGCTCGTTCCGCGTGTAGGTAAAGTCCGATGTGGTCCCGGTCGGCACTATTTAGCCTTTTTCGGCCTTCCTCGCCGTCTAGGGGCCTCCACCGGAGCACTCTGGGAAGGTTGGACGGCCTGGACGGGGTAAGTTGAGGCTGAGACGGCCTCGACCTCTAAAGGCTTCGTCTCGGTGACTTCAGCGTAATAGGGATTGATCGCCAGGAGGGCCTTTCCCTGGTCATCGGGAAGCTCTTTGACCTCTCCAGGCCCGAAAAAGAGGAACTCCCGTGTCAGCCTTCGCGTCCCAATCGGAAGGGGAACCGCCGCTTTTGCCTTCGGTCCCGTATATTTCACCTTCATCGCTGCCCCTTTCCAAAGGAGGGGGGCCTTTCGACCCCCCTCCGATGTCCCTCTTTCCCTTAACGCATCTGCTTGAAAAAGACGTGGATGTAACCCGCGCCGGCGTCAGAACCGCTCGAGCAGGTGTACGTCAACGACTGCGCCTTTGTCGGCAGGATGACGTGGCCCGGTCCACCCGGCTGGCCAAAGTCATTCGCCGCAGACGTTCCAGCAGAACCCTTTCCGAAGAGTGCTCCCTTGTACGGAGCCGTAACGTAATCCTCGGTCGTGGTGTCGGTGATCGTCCACAGCCTCACCATTCCCGCCGTCGAGATCGGGGCCGCAGCTACAAAGCCGTCCGCGTCTCCGCCCGTCTCCGAAGAGAGAAGCCCGACGTTGATGGTCTCGGTCGCGTCAATCGTCACGACCTCCACGATCACGTCATGGACGTAAGCGTGCAGCGGAATGTCGATCCCCGTGTCCGTTTCCGTGTTGTCGTTGAACACATACGGAACGACGATCACCTTGTCCGTCCCCGTGCGATCCAGATAGATCACATGGTCCGTAGGGGTCACGCCAGCCACGAACGCGCTGTTTCCCAGCTCGTCGTTGATGTAAATATCAACCGACGTGGCTGCACAGCGGAACGTGATCATGTCGTCCGCAGCGAACTGCGTCCGCGTGATCGGGTTCGTCTTTGCCGTTCTCGAATCGTTCGAGTAGAGCGTGGCCAAGGTCTTTGACCCCGCCGTGTACACGAACACATACACACCCGACGTAATAGGCTCGCCCGTGCGGGTGTCCTTTACGGTGATGTCATATTTCTGATCTCCAAAACCCATTTGAGAATCCTTTCTAAGTAGGGGGGAGAGCGTTCGCCCTCCCCCCTCCCTCCTTCAGTTGTTAGTCAGCCACCGCCGATGAGAACACGCTCACCACGCCGTGCTGGCACGCATTCGTGCTGTTCGTCTTGAACACGGCCTTTTCGATGCCGAAGACCGAGCGGATCGCCACGCCCTGCTTGTCGCCGTAGTCGAACTCTTCCTCGACCATATCGACGATGTACCCCTTCGGGGTCGCACCCTGAGCAAACAGGACAGCCTGAGCTCCACAGAGATGGTTCATCGCAACGTCCGAGGACGTGTCGCCAACACCATCGAGCAGGAGCACTTTCGGCGTCTCTTTCACGATGACGCCATCCCACATCCCGGCCATGCCGGTGAAGATGGGGTTCGTGCTTCCGCGCGGCATCGCATACTGCTGCGCCGCTTGCCACGCGGAGCTGTTCTTCAGGTCCCGAACACAGTACGGGTGCGCGAAGAGGACGTAGTACTCCTCGCCGTTCTCGATGCGGATCGGTCTGATCTTCGGATTGGCCAACTGCGCCAGCCGCTTCGCCAGACTGATCTGCGTGGTCGTCAGCGTGTCGTTGGTCGCATCCACCAGCCCGAGAGCCGTCGCGTGAACCGCCGAGACCGCATTGGCCACCGCTGCCCCGTAAAGGACGCGATCCACGTTGTCGGCCATCCAGGTGTTCCGCTGCGCTGCACTCGCTGATCCGTACACCACGCCGTTGATCGTCGAGAGCGCCTCGAAGATTTTGTCCTCGATGTACTGCGCCATCCACGTCGTGAGAGCGGGTTTCGCCTCACCCATGAGCGAGAACTCCGGTCGGAGTTCGCTCATCCAGGGGATGCGGACCGCGTTACGCACCTGGTCGATCTCGACCCGGTGTCCGTAATACTGCTGCGCCTCTTCCGCTCCCTCCAACGTGCTCTCCCCCGTAACGCCCGCTCCCGTGAGCGCGCCCACAAGGTTGAACGTCAGGGCGTCGCCCTTCTTCTTGGCGAGATCCTGATTGACCTGGATGGGGAATTCCGAGGTCATCCCCATGTAAGGTCGGGTTACAAGTTTGTCCCGGTATTCCCGGAACACAGATGCCATAAACTGCTCAGCAGTTACGGCAGCCCCAGTTGCTACAGTTGTGTTGGCCACGATGGCCCTCCTTCGCCTTTATGTCAGGCGACGGACGGCCTTATCGCGGTAGGCTATTCGCCCAAGTATCCGCAACGAATTTCGGAGTGTCATTTCCCCCCGCCGCCCGTACCTGACTTACGTCAGTTGGTTGATTTCCTCGAGCAGCGATCTTCCCAGACACTTCGGCCTCCCACTCCTGACGCCATCGCGCCTTGAGCTCGGCCTCCTTCTTCGCTTGGCGAGTCACCGGATCGGGTCCGAGTTCGATCTCTTCCGCGATCCTCATCGCCTCGTTCATCAAGGTATCCGCTGGATCAGCTGCCCCCTGTACTTTTGCTACGAGGAGAGGGTCATTCTGGGCCTTGATGAGTTCCAACGCATCCACATACGCATCGCCGTACTTCTTTCGGCCATAGGCGTCCTGTTGACGCAGGAACTCCGCTCGAGCCGCCCGTTGAGCGGCGAGCGTTACGTCGTCCGGTTTTGCCGGTTCAGTCCATTCGGAGGCTCCGGTCTTGAGCTTCGCATTCTCCTGCTCCAGAGCCGCGATCCGTTGCTTGGCGGTCTCAATCTCGGAACGGCTTTTCTCGCGAATCTTCTTCGCAACCTTCCCGATGAGTTCTTGAGGAACCATCTTCGGTTCTGCGGTCACCGGGGCGGCTTGCGCCTCCACTTTCGGTGCCTCCGTTACTGGTGCCTCTGCCGGCTTCGTCTCAACCGCTGGCGCAGGTGTCGGCGTTGCCTCCACCTTCGGCGCTTCCGTCTGTCCTTCCGTCTTGTCTTCCCAGCCCATTCGTCCCTTTCCTGGTTTTTACGAGTTCTCTCTCGTCAACCACCCGTTACGTCGGCGTCACGCTCTGCCCGTTTGACCCGGCACCGGCCTTGCCCATCGCCTGATACTGCGCCATCTGCATCTGCAACTGCATCAGTTGAGCTTGCTGCTGGCGTCGCATCTGGATCGCTTGCAACCATTCGTCCTTATTCGGAAGATCACTCGCCTTAATCAACATTTCAAGAGGGAACGGCTCCCCGCTCTTGACCGCGATCTCCCCAAGCTGTGCGAGCTGCGCGAACTTCTCCTGCCGTAAGTTCGGCGTCTCCATGTCCTCGTCGATCTTGATGTCGTACTTACCTAAACGCAGGTTATTCAGGATCGCCACGGACCCGTCCGGCTGTGCAATTCGCTGATTGAACACGATGGCCCGCGCGCCCGTGTCGTCCGTGATCTTGACGAGCTTCTCCGAAGTCCAGAACTGCTGTATCTCGTCCAAGATGATCGAGAACAGATCGCGCCGAGCGGATCGAAGCGCGGCATAGAAGGGCCGAAGCATCTTCTGTCCGTGGATCTGTCGAAGGTTGATCGCACGTCCTGAGAGCACCTTGTCCTCAGTCCCGATGAACTCCCTAGAGGTGCCGGACGCCTCGATCTCGCTCTGCGCAAGCTGCAACATGAACACATCCGCCTGTTCGGGCTTCCCCGAATCCACGTTCATCTGCTTGCCGGCCTTGTAGATCACCACCCCATCAGGCCTGGACGCCTCTTTGCGGATGCGCTCCACGTCCCCCTTCGCAAACGCCCCCTCCTCCGCCAGGATGCGGTTCGTGTTGCTCTTGTGGAGCATCTTCGACCGACGCTTGTTGTATTCCTTCTGCGCGTCGATGTACTGCTTCACCATCCCGTAAGGGATCTGCACGTCCCCGTGCTCGACGTGTCCGATGGCCCGCGCAAAGGGGAACTTGCCTTCCGAATCATGGGGCCGGACGTTCTCCTTCTCCTCCAGAATCTTGTTGCAGATGAAAATCCCGCTGTTGAGTTCCCACTTAGTGCGGGCGAAAATCTGAACGCCGGGAAAGTTCTGCTTGAGCGTAGAAATCTCATCCTTCGCAAAGTCCGTGATCTCCACCACGTTATTCGGCAGATCAGGATGAAAGGCGAACTCCACGCGCTTCTGCACTCGCTCCCATACGTTGATGAGCCGAATGCGTTTTCGGCCAGGGTCTAAGAACGTCTCGAAGTCCCATCCGGTATCCGGTGAAGCGTTGTCGGCCTTTGCGTACTGGTCCCCGATCACATCCCGTAGGACAGCCCCTTCCGCGATCCATCCCTCCCGGTCGCGCTCTGCCGCCTCCCGAATGAACTTGGCGTGCTCCGGGTAAAGCTCGATCAAGTCCTCGGCCTCCACCCAGATCGTCTCGTACAACCGTTTCGCGTCCCGAAGGTCAGTCCTTCGGCTCCTCCGGTCCACGACGATGTCATCGTTCGACCGATGGGCAATCCGAATCTCCGGCTCGAGAAAGTCAAACTCCAGCGTCGCCTTGTACCAACCCACCCCACCGATGAAGAGATCCTCCGCGACTTTGGCTTCCTTCTCGTCGAAGCGATTTTGGTCCTCGATGTACCGGAGAGCCTCCGTCACGAACTTCGCGGCTTCGAAATCGTTGCTTCCCCGGTCTCGAGCTCGCATCATCACGCGCTGCCCTAAGAAGTCCCCGATCACCCCATCCACGCGGGGCTTGATGAGATTGATGACGACTTCCGGCTGACCGCGATCCCGAAGGGCTTGCTTCTCCTCGCTCGAGAGCTGGTCCCCATCGTAGAACCGCTCCCACTCGCGCTTTTTCTCCTGCCACGCCTTGAAGGAACGAAAGTCCTGCTGGAACTCGGATCGCCAGCGTCTCAGCTTCTCGGATTCTTCGGAGCTGATCGAATAGACTTCTTCGGCCACGTCAAAAAAAACCGTGTCACAACTTCAGTCACTTTTCAAATGGCTGTCCACGAAGGAGGGGCCTCCCCCTCATCCTCATCACGGAAGTATCGCCTCGCCGGCTTCGGGGCGGTCGGCTCCTTGCTGATCCGGGGTCTCCCCATCATGGCATAGCGTAATGCGTCGTAAGGGTCATCCCCCCCGTAAGGGTCTCCGTCTGAGGCGTCTACCTTGAGCACATCCTCCGGGTTCTTTGGGTCGTGGGTCATGCGCGTGATGCACTCGAACGTCACCGGGCAGGTCTCGAAGAAGAAGAGCCTCGGCTTCCCGTTCGACCCTAACGCCAGGTAATCCCGAAGCTGCGCAGCCCCCAACTGCCGGTCGATGTCGGCCTTCTCAAGCACTAGCTGGTGCTCTGACGCCTCCGTGATCTTCTCCTCAATAGACGGCCCACCGTGCTTCGACCAGCAGTCCCACCCTGCTGGAACGCTGCCGAGCTTGGCCGTGTCGGGATAGGTCATCACGTCCGAGACGATCTCCTCCGTCCTCCTGCCGGCCTGGACGTACTCCCGGTAGACGTATCCGTTCCCGTCCGTGTCCCACGCAAGCCAGAGGAACGCTGCGGGATGGTTGTACCCCGTGTCGAATCCCCCGGTGCGCTCCCAGTAATCAGGGATCTCAAACGGCCTCACCATGTGCGTCTCCCGGCTCACCATGTCGAAGAACTGGCCGGCCTGGATGTCCCAGGACCCCTCGAGATACGCCTTGACGAGCATGGGGTTTTTGTTCGCCTTGAGCCGATCGATGTAGCCAGGGTCGTTCTTCATCAGCGCGGGGTTGTCCAAGACTTTGGCCGACACGAACCCGAATGATTCCGGGTTCTCTACGCTCCGAAAGTTCCTGTCGATGAACAGACGCTTCAGCCACTTGTGCCCAATTCCCCCTGGATTCCCGGTCAGTAACGCCCGAGGCTTGATTCCCGGTCGTCCCGTCCGATTCGACCCCTTGAGCGTCCAGAACCAATCCTCCGGCCACTCCCCCACTTCATCAATCCCGAGGTCTTCATATTCCTGACCCTGGTGCAGCCCTAAGTCGGACTCATGCTGGCAATGGCGGAAAGCGAGAACCGAGCCATTGGGAAAGCGGATCTCCTTGTTCTGGTTGGAGAAGTACTGCCGAAGGAGTCCGAACTTCGTCAGCAGCGGGTCGATGTGGTTCCCGTAGAGCTCAGGATACGTCTTGCGGAAGATCACCCCTCTGGAGTTGGGGGTCTCAAGCCGGCGCTTGAGCATGATCTCCCGAAGCCCGTGGCTCTTTCCGCCACCCTTGGCTCCCCCATAGAGGACATTCTCCGTATCACGGATGCGCCGGTCAAACTCCGTCTGCTTCGGGGTCAGCGCAATGCGGATCTCGCTCATTCCTCCCCGTGAATCTTCTCCACCACGTTCCCGAAGGCTTCGGCGTTTGCCAAGACCTCGGCCTGATCCAGCGGCGGAAGCGGATCTATCGTCGCCAGGGACGGCTGCTCCTTGAGCCTGAACCCTACCGTCCCGTCCTCCATGAACGGCTCAAAGAGACTCGCCAGCCCTTCCCCATCCTTGACCTCCAGCTCCCCCGCCCCATCACAATACGGACACGCGATCTTCATACGTTACCCCTCACCTTTCCCATGAGTTCACCCATCTGTTCTCGAAATGCTGCCGGCGAACAGTGCTGAGCATACCACTCCCGAAACGTCCCCTTGTCCCCTTCGTGCGTGAGCGGATCGCTGATGAGCCTCTTGGCGTCCTTCACGCTCCGGGCATACAAACACCCAAGATAAGGGTAGTTCGCCACGACGTGCTTCCCCAGCATCTTGGCCTCAGAGATGTTCTGCGGGCACCCGTCGTGCTCCGTCAGGCGAAGCACCGCCGTCGAGGTTCTCAGAACACTCGTCACCTCTTCAGGCGTGAGTCTCCCGGCATCAAAGCAGTTATCCGGCATCTCCCCCAGATCGTCGGACCCGTAGAACACGAAGTTAATCTCTGAGCATCCTGCCGCTACGTCCAGGCATTCGGCCCAGCAATACTTTCCCCGCATGGTCGGCATATACACTGCCACCATCGGAGACCCCCCACAGTTTGCCATTTCCAGCACCTCCCTCACCGGGAAGTAGACCACCTTCCCCGTAACCCCCACAGGCTGCAAGTTCTCGAGTAATCGTTCGTGACAGATCGCCGTGTTATCAAAGACCGGAAGCCGGCGCGCCGTACACATCTCCCGATAGGCCCGCCGCGCATCGTTGCCGATGTAGTAACCCAGCGTCTTGACGCCTTCCTCCCGGCACTTCTCAACCAGATCCAGACAGGAGCTGTCCACATACACGAACAGCATCCAGTCCACAGGCTCAAAGCCGTACACCACCCCACCCCCGAGGTGGTTGGCGATCATCCTCGTATGGGTCGGAACCTTCGGGCCGTAGACGCCGATCATCCCTTGTCCCTGTAGTCCTCGATCACCAGCTTGAAGGGGTGCTCCGCGTCTTGGCCTACGATCTCAGGCACTCGGCCTATCATGCGGTCGATGATGGGTCCGATCCCCGCGTAGTCTCCGGTCATCGCTGACTTATAGAGCCTTCTGAGCACACACATCTCTCCTAAGCCCAGCGTCCCCGTCTTCTTGAGTTCCTTCTCGGCGTCCTCCACCCTCATGCGCCAATACTTGTTGATGATTCTGCGCGTGTCCGTCACCGTCAATTCAGATGCGGCCTTGTCCTCTGGCTTCATACGCGGACGGCCCGGACCTCCCTTATGTCCAGGCTTGAAACTCGTCTGATTGGGCTTCGTGAGCGGCATACCTTTTCATTCCATTTTTCTAAACATGAATTCCCTTAGATTCCAGGCGTTTACGGCTCGACTCTCCTCGCTCGACGTTTCCAAGCGCGCCGTTATTCCGTTTCGCCTTTCCTCCCGTCAGGTTCTCCCAGCGTTCGACGATCACGTCACAGTATTTAGGCTCAATCTCGATGGCGTAGCACTTGCGGTTGAGCTGTTCTGCGGCGATGAGGGTTGTGCCCGATCCTCCGAACGGTTCGTAGATCAGATCCGACTTCTTCGAGTGGTACTGCACGAGTTTCGCGTAAAGCGCGACGGGTTTCGCGGTTGGGTGCAGTTCGTGTGCCTTCGGACGCGGGAACTCCTGCACCGTGGACTCGTTCGCCGGGACTTCCCCGCCCATCGCTTCGCCTTCTCTCGCGATCCACAAGATCGGCTCATGTCTCTGCTGGTACTTCGCTCCAGCCCAAAACGAAAACGACTCCTTCACCCAGACCAATTCCTTTTTGAGCTCAAATCGGTTTCGCTTCAAAGCGTCGGCCAACTCGAAAAAGTGCCGGTCGAGGGGGTACGTCATCAGGATCACTGGGCTTTTGACGTGATCCAAGAACATCAAGATGTCTCCAGCCTGTCCATCGTGGTAACCGTCGTGGGCGTCCGATCCTCCTCTGGCGTCTTTGCTTCGTTCGTAGTTCACCGAGTACGGTGGATCTGTAATTGTGACTTGCGACTCGATCCCTTGTTTCGTCGAGTCCCCACACAGCAGCCGATGCTCCCCAAGCTCCCACAGATCCCCCGGCTTCGTGATCGCTACCTTCGGGGGTTCCGGCACCTCATCCTCCACAATTGGGTCCGTGAAGAACTCGGCCTCGAATCGCTTGAAGTCGACTTCCGGAAACCTGAAGTTCTCCTTCACGTCCGGCCACTCAATCCCCGCATCCGTCATGAATTCGATCAGCCCGTCCCCGGTAATCTCTCCGTACTGTGAGGTGAGCGCGAGCACCTTGCGCTTGGCTTCTTTCTTGTCCTTGGCGCGTACAAACACGGCGGGGATCTTGGGAACCGTAACCCCTTCCCCGGCCATGACCTGAAGCGTTCTGAGTCGCTGGTGCCCGTTCAAAATGTAGTTCTTGTCCTTGTCGCGCCATACAGCAATCGGCTCCGAGAATCCGAGCGTCTCGATCTGCTTCCTGAGCTTGGCGTAATTCGCCTTCGAGAGGTCTTTGAGCTTTACCTGAACCGGCTGCAAGTCCTTGATGTCGAGGAGCTTTAACTCCTCCACGTCGTTCCGCACTTCACTCATCGGATCGCCTTGTCATACGCGGTGAACACCTTCTCGAGCTGCGATTCCATCTCGTACTTGTGCCGGGTCGCGACGACGTGTCCTCTCAGGTCGTCGCAATCGTTTAGGGCGGCGTCGAGTTCCTCGAGGTCGTCGATGGCCACTCCCAGACCGTGATCCTTGATGAGCATCGCCATCCGGTGATGAGAGCCGAAGCAGATCGCAGGGATTCCGGCTGCAACGTACTCAAAGAGCTTGTTTGGGATGGCATCCAGCATATTGGCGTTCGGATGCGGGGAACCGCAGATTCCCGCTCTGGCGTGGCTCATCTCTTGGATCAAATCGGGAATCCAAAGCGGTTCGCAGAATTCACACGCTTGAGCGTAGACCTCTTTCACTTGTTGCGTGTTCGTCCACACCTTGACCTCTACCCCCATTGTCCGAATCTCTCGCAACTTGTCCAGCCAGTAGCGGAAATGCCCTGGAATGTCAGAGAGTCCTGAAGTCAGGACCAAGTGATTTTTCGACGGTTGGGCGGGAGCAAACCAGCCCTTCGGGCAATAGGACCGATAGGCGATCCCCTTCGGTCCTGCGAGGTGCGGGGTCGCCGCAAGCCTGATCTCTGGGGAGTTCTCCGGCCATACGTCCGGCTCGTCGTGACAGTCCCAGATATAAGGCACCTTCTGCTTCTGTACGGTCTCTAGAGTCATGTCCCTTAGATGCGTGTGAACGTGGAAGAGATCGGTTTTATTCGCGAACTTCTTGATTGTCGATCCGGGTTCCCCGAAGCGGTTGCCGTCGTATCCGGCGAACGCAATCTCGGTGAACGGCGGCTTGAAGATTCTCTCCCCGGTGTACCAGTGGCACCCGATCCACTTCGTGTCGTGCCCCGCTTCCTTTTGGGCATAAGCCAGCTTGAGCATCCTTGAGCACGGCCCGACGCTGACGTGGGTGATCCTCATGGCACCAACGCAAAAACGAGAATAAATCCAAGGCACCATGCCAAAAGATCCGCCAAGGTTTTCAGGCGGTTCTGCCCGTTCTTCATGTCGTCTTTCTCAGCCCACAGGAGTATAGCGAGCATCAGCCCCCCCGAAATCATCCACATCCACGGACCCTTCCACGCCAGAGTAATGGCGAACGTGATCCCGGCGATGATGGCTCCCCCAAGGAAGTGGGCGATCTCTCGGACCAGCGGATACCAGGCGCTTTCTCCCCCGGAGATTTTGAGCAGGATCGTGGAGAACCAATGACAAACCTCGTTCCAGACGTTCACTTCTCCCCCATCTTTCGGATCTCGGCCAACATCCGTTTTAGCTCTCGGACGACGAGGTACTCCTGCCATGCAGCCTGAAGCCGAAGAATCCACATAGGCTTCCTCATGACTTCATCTTTCGGATCTCGGCGGCGATGCTCTCCCAGTCGTCCCACGTTGCACCTTCCGCCACCTTGGCACACTCCTCAATCGTGTCGAGGAGGGCCTGTTCGATGTCGGCCTGTAGGCTCCCACACTCACGGAACCCACGTGCGTTTAGCACGATCTCTCGCGCCTTTTCTCCGGGGGTCATCGGCTCTTCTCCAACGCCTCCCGGTAACGCTTCACTTCCGACCGGAGGGTTTCGAGTTCGCCACGCTGTTTGTCCTCAAGAGTTTCTCCACCCTGACAGCTTGCGATGTAGTCGAAGATTCTCGTCATCATCTCAATGACGTTTTTCCATTGGTCTACGGTTAGTTCCTTGTTCACTTTCGCCTCCTCGGGGGGAGAACTTCACGGACGTGGGTCATGCCCTCTGCCGAAAGCTCCTGCTTCTTCAGGGCCGTCTTCGTCCACGCCACGCATTTAAGTTTCGTCCCGGTTGGGAAAGACTCGTACCAAAAATGTAACCACCACTCCCTCGCCTTACGCTTCACGGTCCCCTCCGATCTTCGACTTCTTTGATCCTTTGGCCGATCCAACTTGCGATTTGCGGGACGATGGCGTTTCCGAGGCATCTAAGGCGGTCCAGTCTGTTGGGAATCCCATCATCCACTCGTATGTCCGTGGGTGGATCGGGCCAGGAAAAAGCTTCTGGAATCTCGCACAACTTGGCCATTTTCTCATTGAGGGACTCCCTTGATTTGCCGTGGCTGTTGGTCTTGGCAACAAACCACCTTCTGTAACCGAGTGTTGGGCTTCCAAAGACACAAGCCGGAATATCAAATGCGACTGCGGAGTAGCCTGTGCGTTCCAAATCCCCGAAAATGGTATCGGAAAAGCGTTTGATGCCAGGAACATTTTCAACCACGACCCATCTGGGTTGCCTGACTGAAATAAGTCTAAACCAGTACGACCAGAGAGGGACAGCACGATTCCGCCCTCGAGCAGCCGTACTGAAGGGTTGGCAAGGGAATCCTCCACACCATAGGTCAGCGTCTGGAATGTCCCTTGGGGAAACCGTAGTGATGTCTCCGAGGTTGGGGACGTTTGGCCACATTTTTTTGAGTACACCGCACGGGAATGATGCAACCTCGCTGAAGGCAACGGTCTTGAATCCGACTCTTTCGAGTCCAAGGGAGAACCAGCCGATTCCCGAGAAGAAGTCAACGACTCTCACCTTGGTCCCCTCCGATCTCGGCCTCGGCGCGGCTCAGTTCTTTTATGACTTTCTCCAGCCACAGACATTCGCGGCATTTTCCACACGTTTCATGCGGGTACATTTGCGGAGACTCGCAGTTCACGAGTTCATGTGCCGCCTCCCGCACCAACGCCTCCAGCCGCTCCCGTTTCGCTGCACTCTCATTCAGGACCGACACGGCGTTGTTGTTCTCGCGGCACAGCCTAGCGTTATCGGCCTCCAGGGCGGCGATGCGTTCCTGCAAGTCGAATACGATCTTTCCAGCCGAAATAGAAGGACATTCACATAAAGCCTGAACGTCTTTCGTCGTGGCGAGCAAACCCATCCAACTCTTCGCAGCCGCCAGCAGGTCCGGGGCGGCCCCCATAAGCGCGTCAGCAAGCGCAGACCCGGCCTTACGGTACTTATCTCTCTCTTCTTCGGTGGCGTCGAAGTTGAACCACTTGGCGTCAACCCTCGCTTCCTTCTCCAGCCGCTCCAAGTTCTCAATCGTTTCGAGGGTGATCTCTCTCGCCGTCGTCATCGCTTTCGCCTCCTCGCAAGAAGAGCCTTTAACCTCTTAATTTTTGTTGCTAATTCATCTGCGTCGTACTCCAGAAATTCTGCTTCAACACGCATCTCGGACTCGTCTTGCTCTAATTCCCGAATCCGTTTCCGAAGTTGTTTGACCGTCGTCATCGTTTCCTCCACAACTCTGAGACAACGTATAAGACCAGTGCCGTTCCGGCGATAGTCACGGGAACCCACCACGGAATCATCTGCTCAAACGACCTACGAATGTCCCACAGGGTCATCGCTTCTTCTCTCCGAGTTCCTCTTCTGCGCGGCGGAGCCAATGTTTCGGCCAGTTCTTGTATGGTAGCTCGGCATCTCGAATATCGAGAACTTCCCGCAAAAGAGCTTTCATGGCATCTATGCGCTTCATTGGCGCGCGAATGTTCTTATACTCATCGTGAAAGATTTTCGATTGCGCCTCGTACTCCACCCACTTCCTCGCCGCAGCAAGAAGCTCACCGTACTCCCCAACCGTGAGCGTAACTTCGTTCTCTTGAGGGATTCCAGCGCATCGTTCCAGGTCTCTTTCAATCGTTTCGAGGGTGATCATAGGGTTTCCTTGAGGGAGCGGATCTTCTCGTCAACAATATCGGCACACCACTCCATGACTTGATCTATCGGGGCTGTCTGGTGCTCTCCAGTGTTTTGGTCTGGACCCGAGCGTGCATTTAGGATTGCTTCCCTTGCCTCCTCCAGCTTCTCGTTGGCGTACTCCTTCAACAGTTCTTCTACTTCGTCTACTATGTCGTTTCTGTCTGTCTCTTCATCCAGAAGATGAAAAACGAGGTCACGAACCTGGACCGCCTTCTCTCTCGCCGTCGTCATCGCGTCCTCCCGCAGTAAGGGCACTTCTCGTGCTCACGTTTGGTAGATCGATACGCCGTCCATTCTTCCCACGATTGTAGGAGTTCCCACCGATGCAAGCCCAACCAGCACAGAAGGCGTCTCACTTGGACTCCTTCGCCAGGGCGCGGATCTTTTCAACAATGTATCCTTGGCAAGCGCAATGGAACATTTCATGCTCTTCAACTCCAGAGGAATATTCATCCGCCACCTTCGCCGCTTCCTCCAGTCCCCTCCTCCTCCCACGCTCCTCGGCTTCGGTGAGCGCAGAGGTGATGAACGGTATTAAGTCTTCATGGTCCGAATACTCAAACGTGTACCCGGCGTCTTTCAGGCACTCCCTCGCCCTCGTTTCGTTGGTCACTTTTGCTCTCGTGGCAGCCTGTGCGTCCATTCCGTTGCGTCGATCATCCCACCACGCGGCACAATTACGTCGTTGATGAACGGCTCCACTTCGTTGAACTTCCCATCCCTCAGACAATCGTAAAACCGACCCGTATCGGCAATCCACGCCGCATCTTCGATCACTACATCCGTGTCCGTGATGCTCTTGATTCGTCCCGTGTAGTAGTTCGTCACGCACCGAATCAAGTACGCTTTCCCCTCTTTTAGCGATGTTCCGTTCGCTTTCGCTCCGAGAGACTGAGCAAGATTCATCACGTCTTTGAGTTTCATTTCTTCCAGTACCATTGTGTTTCTCCTTGTTGTTAGTATGACCGCGACCCCGATCCCAACCACGACTGCGACTGCGACCATGCCCGCGACCCCGACCGCGACTGCGACCCCGACCACGACCCCGACCGCGACCCCGACCACGACCCCGACCACGACCCCGACCACGACC